TTATATAGAAGGATTACAAAAACTGCCAAACAAGCCAAAAGTAAGAGTCGTAGAAGACAGTGCTGAATACGGAATATATGTTTGGAAAACAGAAACAGGAAAAATATTTGGAGACGGTAATGGAAGTTTTATGAATATTCCAGCCCGAAAATATGACATATCTGCTATTAATAGAATTACTCAAGCTGCAGCACACTACGGTGCTGGTCCAGGAGAAGCAAGGTTTATGGCAGGGGTAACAAGAATTACAGATGAAGAGCATTCTGTTCAAATTGACAGAATGAAACAAGGATACATACCAAGTGAATTTGACGTTGGTGCTTTCCAAGATGCTGCAAAGGGGCTAAAGACACATGGAGATGAATAATGAAGTTATTGCTAGAATTGATAATTTAGATAAAAATAAGCCAACTGCAAATAAAACAGATGACTTTATGACCGAAGCCGATCTTGTAAAAGTTTTTGACGGCATAGATGCAAACTTTAAACGCAGAATCACAAGAATGAATAAAGCATATACTGGTCAAGACGGTGCAAAGTCTAAACAGTTATTTCCAGAACAAGACATTACCACAGCCTACGGTCTTTTTGATGTTGTTTTACCACCCTACAATCTTGATGAACTAGCATTCTTTTTTGACAATTCATTTGCAAACCACGCTGCAATTAATGCAAAGGTTGCAAACACAGTTGGTCTTGGATACGGTTTTATAATGTCTGATATTGTTAAAGCAAGAATAGAAGAGATTGACGACACAAATCAAAGAGTTAGAGCACAAAGAAAAGTTGAAAGAGCAAAGTCTGACCTTGCAAACTGGCTTGAAGAATTAAATGATGAAGATACTTTTACCCATGTTCTTGAAAAAGCAATGACAGACTATGAGGCAACTGGAAATGGATATATTGAAATTGGAAGAAAGAATACTGGAGAGATTGGTTACATTGGTCATATCCCTGCAACAACTGTTCGTGTAAGACGTATGCGTGATGGCTATGTTCAGATTGTAAATCAAAGAGTTGTTTTCTTTAAAAACTTTCAAGATAAAAAAACAGTAAATCCAGTTACAACAGATCAAAGACCAAACGAACTTATTCACATTAAAAAATATAGTCCAAAGAATACTTACTACGGAGTTCCAGATGTTGTATCTGCTGCAACTTCAGTAGTTGGAGATCACCTTGCTGCAAGATATAATATTGATTATTTTGAAAACAAGGCAGTCCCAAGATATATTGTTACACTTAAAGGTGCAAAGCTAAGTTCAGAGGCAGAGGACAAGTTGTTTAGATTCCTACAGTCTGGTCTTCGTGGACAGAATCACAGAACTCTTTATATTCCACTTCCTGGAGACGGTCCAGATAACAAAGTTGAATTTAAAATGGAACCAGTTGAAAATGGAATTCAAGAAGGATCATTTGATAAATATAGAACTTCAAATGTTCACGATATTCTTATGGCACATCAAGTTCCAATTTCTAAAGTTGGTTCAGATCCTGGTAGTTCAATTGCCTCTGCACTTGTTTCAGATAGAACATTTAAAGAACAGGTAGCAAGACCAGCCCAAAAGAATTTAGAAAAAACAATCAATAAACTTATTAAAGAAAAGACAGACATTCTTTTATTAAAGTTTAATGAATTAACTTTGACTGATGAAAATACTCAAAGTCAAATTGATGAAAGATATCTAAGAGCACAAGTTGTTGTTCCAAATGATATTAGACCTAGACTTGGACTTCCAGTAGTTCCATCAGGAGATACTCCAGTAGTTATGACCCCTCAACAACGTGCAGAGCAAAATGCTCAAATGGCTGGTACAAGACAAAGAGATCAGCAAAGAACTGATGAGGCTTCAGATTCATCTGCAACCACAACAGGAAGAAATCCTGGTGGCGAAGGAAGATCTGTAGTATAATATAACAATATTATAAACATATAAAAAATACATATATAATAGGATTACAATGACTAATTTAAGCAAGGCTTATTGGACTTCAGATAACGATGATATAAAGCTATCTATGCCAATTGCCAAAGTGGATGTAGAGCGTAGAATCGTTTCTGGGTTTGCTACGCTTGATAACATTGACAAACAAGCAGACATTGTTCCTACTGATGTTAGTCTAAAAGCTTTTGAAACATTTCGTGGTAATTTAAGAGAAATGCATCAATCTATTGCAGTTGGCAAGGTTGTTAATTTTAGACAAGAAAAGTTTTTTGATAAGTCTACAGATAGACTTTATAATGGTGTTTATGTAGATGCTTATATTTCTAAAGGTGCTCAAGATACCTGGGAAAAGGTACTTGATGGTACTCTTTCAGGGTTTTCAATTGGCGGAATAATTAAAGATTCAGAAAATGCCTATGATGAAAAGGTTGCTAAAACAATTAGAGTAGTTAAAGATTATGAACTTAATGAATTATCTTTGGTAGATAATCCAGCAAATCAATTTGCTAATGTTGTGTCAATTCAGAAAATTAATAATGATGCAAAAATAGATGGTATAATTGCAAAAGCAGACCTTGAAAATATCTACTGGTGTGAGAATGACGGTATCGTCAGACTTTCAGAAGTTGATGATTCAGGTTGCCCATCATGTGAAGTCAGTATGAAAAATATTGGTTTTGTTGAGACAAAGGATACAGAAAAAGCTATGACAGTTAAATCAATTTTAAACAAGTTTATTGGTTCTACAGACCTTGCTAAATCTGAAGACGTTTCCGAAACCCCAGAAACTTCAGGCGAAACGCTTGAAACAGCGATTGACAATAATGAGTCAATTGTTAAAAACAATATAAAGGAGGAGAACAACGTGTCAGAAGATAATACAGTAGTAGAAGAGACCGTTGAAGAAGTTGCAACTGAAGAAGTTGTTGCTGAAACTCCTGCCGAAGAAACCGTAGAAAAGTCAGTTGACGCAGTTGACGCTGTTGAGGAAACAGTAGTTAAGTCTGCTGATCCAGAAGAAGCACCTGCAGAAGATGCAGAAGAAGCTTCCGATAGTGTTGAAGTTGAAAAGTCTGTTGTTGAAACAGATTCAGCTGATTCTGAGCTTGTAAAAGCTGTTGACGAAATTAAGGTTTCAGTAACAGAGGCAGTGAGTGAACTTGTTTCAACAATTAAGTCACTAAAAGAAGAAGTTGCAGGTATCAAAAAGTCAGTTGATACATCCAATGAAGAAATTTCAGCGGTAAAAGGCAATCTTGAAGAGTTTGGAAAGCGTGTAGATGGTCTAGAAGACGATACAGCTGTCCGTAAGTCTGGCGATCTTGGCGGATTCGTTCAGGGCAATACAATCAAAAAAGGGTCTATGTGGGGTGGACGTTTCCTAAATTCCGCTGACCTATATCATTAAAGAAACTGGAGGTGAAATAAAAAATGACAGAAAATAATGAAATTTTAGAAAAAGCGGCTGCAGCTAGTTCCATCGTATCGGGTGGTATTGGTGGAGTAAGTACTCCAGCAGCTGGAATTCTTGACAATACTAACCCAGTTGGTACTTTAGTGTCTGATGGCGGTATTTTGCAGCCTGAACAATCACGTCAGTTTATTGAGTATATCTTTGAACAACAGGTTCTAGCCAAAGATGGTCGTAGAGTCACGATGAGAGCTAACACAACTGAACTTGAAAAAATGAATGTTGGAGAGCGTGTAATCCGTGCAGCAGCCCAGGCTGATGCAACCTACACTAATGCTGATGTTCAGTTCACAAAGGTTACTCTTACAACCAAGAAGATTCGTCTTGATTGGGAAGTTTCAACTGAAGCTCTTGAAGATAATATCGAAGGTTCTGGTCTGGAGGATCACTTGGTCCGTACAATGACCCGTGCGTTTGCTAACGATCTTGAAGATCTAGCCATCAATGGTACAGGAACTGGTACAAACAACTTCCTGAATATCCTTGAAGGTTTCGTATCAATCGAAGCCGATGGCAATTCAGCAACTTACGGTACAACTATTGAAGCAATGCAGGGACTTGTTCTTGCAATGCCTCGTAAATACCGTGGTTCCCGTTCAAACATGAAGTTCTATGCAGATACTGAAACCGTTGCAGAAATTATCAATGGTCTTGGTTCTTCTGGTAACTTGAATTCAGAGCGTATCGTTGAGCGTGTTATTGATGGTGCTGCTCCGCAGACCCTTGGTAGCCCAATCGCATATCGTGTTCTTGGTCTTCCATTAGTTGAAGTTCCTTTGATGCCACATGGTTATGTATCCCTTACATTCCCAGAAAATCGCATCTGGGGCTTCCAGAGAGACGTAACAGTACACCGTGAATTCCAACCAAAGAAAGACACTGTAGAATATACAGTATTCTTACGCTTTGGTGTAGCAGTTGAAGAAACTGATGCAGTAGCATTCATGAACGACTAATTATAGTCAAACTTGGAGGGGAGGCATTAATTTGTCTCCCCTCTACTTTTTATGAATGATATAATAAGATAGATGCATTAT